CATTCGGTATGCGATCACAATCTCGTGGCGTTGATCTAGGACAAGCAAGCAAGTCCACAGTATTCGAGACACCGATCACTCCACGCATTCTCAAAACGTTTGAATTAGTAGCACGTGAATTGAACTTCGATCTTGCGTGTGAAGTGTTCGCTAACAACTTCAATGATGAAGAACGACCAGCAGTAAAGATGCTCCTAGAGGGCGCATCATTCAATATCAAGGACGATCTAGGCATCGATCAAGAGCAAGTAACACCAGAGTACGAGACAGTCTAAGGAGCACGTCATGAGCGAGATCAACATCACCGATCTAGGTAAGATCTTCGAAGAACTACAAGAGATAAGTGAAGAGCAGAAAGAACTAGAGGCTAAACGCCAGCGTATCGAACGATTTACTGGATTCTTCTCTCGAGTTAACTCTGCCTTCTCATTTCGACCTGTAACAGTTAAGGTCGAGACTTCACCAGTCAAAGCACCAGCGTGGTCTGGGGCTAGTGAAGTGTTCTTCAATTCCAATGAGATCGGTGATCTTGATACGCCAGAGTCAATCGCTAGCATCAAGGGACTTGATCTTCATGAAGTAAGCCATATCCTTTACACCAGCCGTCAAGGTAGCGATCTCGTTGAGCGAGTGATCGATAAGAGCATGTGGACTGCATTCAATGCGTTAGAAGATCAACGTATCGAGTCATTCTTCACTGCTAAGTATCCTTCAACTATCCCATGGTTCGTGTCTATGATCTTGATTCACTTCAAGAACAACCCAGAAGTATTCGAGAACTCATACCCACTTCTCTGTGGTCGCAGATACTTGCCAGTCGAGATTCGTAAAGAGTCTCGTGCGCTATATCCGCATCAAGATAAGATCGATCAATTCAAAGCGATCATCAATGAATACCGCACCCTTGTATTCCCTACAGATACAGATCGTGGAGTCGAATTAATCGAGCAGTACTACAACTTGCTACCAAAGAGCGAAGGTGGTAATGGTGAAGAGACTGGTAAGCCAAAGTACAAGGCAGTCAAAGATGACGGCACAGGTACAGGTACACCAATCAAAGTAATCGACCCATGTGGTCATGGTGCTCGACCAACAGAAGGTATCGAGTCATCAGTCAACTCTCGCCCAGTCCCACCACGTCAGCAGGAGAAGGAGCGCGATCGTCTTAATAGCCAATCAAAAGATATCGATGATGATCTACCAGAGATTAATGCAGAAGATATTGATTGGTCGGAATTCAATGGTCAAGATCAAGAGCCTAGTGATCAAAAGTCTGATGATGAGATCACCGACTCTGAAAGTGGAGATGCTCAAGAGCCAAGCGATAACGTGAACTCTGGAGAAGGTGCTGGCAATACTGCTGGTGAATTAATCGAGACAATCCTCGGTGAGATTCTTAGCCAGTCTGGTATTGCTCAAGAGATCAACGACATGCTACGAGTGATCAATGGCAAGCCACTTCTGGATTCGAATAACGAAAGCGAACCAATACGTGCTAACTGGAAGGAGTTAGTCCCAGACAACGTGACAGTAGAAGCCTCTCGATCATTCGGTCGTGAACTTGAACGCTTGCGTGCATCATTCGAACCTGCTTGGGATACCTACGAGAACTCAGGTCGACTCAGTATCGGTCGTTACGTTAGGGGCGATGACTTCGACACTATCTTCGATCAATGGAACGAAGGTCGTGAAGATGCTACAGATATCGAGTGCGTAATTGTGCTTGATAACTCTGGCTCAATGAGTGGACAGAAGATCGCAAACGCCAATCGTGCGATGTATGCGATCAAGCGTGCACTCGATCGTATCGATGCAAGCACAACAGTAGTCACGTTCTCTGACGAAGCACGCCTTCTCTACCATGCAACTGAGAAGTCGAATTCATTCATCAGAGATGCGTTCAGCAACGGCGGTACAGAACCAGATCAAGCGATCAGGTATGCAACCAAGGTTCTTGCTGAAAGTAATCGCAAGATCAAGATCTTCTTCGCGATCACTGACGGAGTGTGGTACGGCGATCAAGACACTAACAATGAAGCGATCGAACGTATGGCTCGCTCTGGTGTGCTGACTGCCTTTGCCTACATTCCAGAGGGCAACGAAGAGATAGAACTGACTGCAAATAAAGCACACAAGTGTGAGATCGGTGCAGTAGTACGTAATCCATTCGACCTAATTACCATGGCACGAGCGATCGTTAAGTACGCGATCTCTCGCAGACTAACTAACGCATAAGGAGGACAACATGAAGCAAGCAGATCTTAAAGTAGGTATTAAATACGGAGTCATTCCTTCTTGGGAGTACTCATCAGCAAATAAGAAGAACCCAGAGTCAGTAGAGCGTAGAGATCTTGCTAAAGCAGAACTCGTAAGCCTCGATAAGTATGAGTACGTTGTCTACAAGTCAGACACTCCAGACAACCCTACCTTCAAACGAGCACCACAGGGCTCGCGCTCTGTGGGATACCTCGTCAAGTCATACTCCTATGGTGTAGAGCCTATTTACTGGGTGTCACGTGCACAGGACATCGTCTCTGATTATGAGTCACTAGAGACTCGGTGGAATATCGCTGAGGAGATTGCATTCAAGCGTGCTGAAGAAGCACGTCTTGCACTTGAAGAACGTCAGCGCAAAGAGCGTGAGCAACAGGAGCGTGCAGATCGATTGGCTAAGGCAGTCAAAGATTCACTTCGTACGATCATTGGTGATCGCGTTGAGTCAATCTCTATGTCCTCTCGTAGCAAGCGCAACTCATTAGGTGAGTACACACCTACTTACTTATTCGAGATTGATACATCAGTCATGCAGGTAATAGTAGAGAAGGTTCTAGAAGCAAGGGACATGGTGAAATGACAGACTCATTCTACTTAACGCGGTTAAAGCACTACTACGAGAACAACCAGTACTCAACCAAACAAGGTGACGTCACTTACTCTACTTATATCAATCGTAAACACTTAGGTAACACTGCAGAGATCAAATACTCCGAGATCTCCTACAGCGAAGAGACATACAAGGGTCATCAATTGATCATTCGTAAGGTCACTACCAACTGGGCATTCGTTCTTGAGAATGGTCACTGCGGTAGGTTCAGTGAAGATCAAGCAAAGGCTTTACCAGATCGTGGAGAGTGGCAGACAGAGACAAGTTATTCAGCCTATGCATGGCGCATTCGAGATCGTGACGTTGAACCAGAGATACTAGATCATCTTTGGGGAAATGACCGATTCATCGTGGATAACTACACAACTAACTCGCAGAAGCAGACAACGAGCAAAGCAAAGAAGCGCATCGATATTGAGGCGGTTCTTCTTGATCACAAGTCAGTGCTTAACGAGTTAGCAGGAAATCTAGTGTGGGGTAAACCAACTACTCAGCCTTACAACCTCAAGGTGCATGACTGGGTATGGATTCAAGCGCATGGCAGATTACGCAACGGCGTAGTTGTAGGCACTCAGGGTCGCAGGTTCATCGTAGGCTACACGACTCCCAGCAACCCTCACACCATGAAGTACAAGACACTCAACCTCTCTGACATATATGTTGTAGAGGGAGATCTCATCGAAACACAGGCACACAACTTCGTAAGAATATAAGAATAGGAGCATGACATGAAAGTCAAAGAATTAATTGCGCAGTTAAATCGCGACCTCAAACCAGATGAAGAGATCATCGTGGCGTACTGGGACAAAGCAACAGTCGAGAGTTATGCAGAAGTAACTCTTACCGATAACCAATGGACTGACATCGTTGCTGAGCAAGACAGATACGAGTCAATCGAACTTGATCGATTCGGTGAGCAACTTCAAGAGACCGCTACGGAAGTCGGTAAGTCAATCTATGAAGAGGAGGAAAGTAATGCCTGACAGCATTCATGCAGGGATAGTGCACGACTTAGAGGCAGAGGAGTATCACTACACATGCTCTACCTGTAGCACACAACTCTATGCACCCACTAAGGTTGAGATTCAAGATGCAATACCCAGACATACTAAAAGCAAGGACTGCTTAGGAGGCTATTAATGAACCCCCCATACAACGGCACGCAACTCTGTGCTCAAGTAGACCCAGAGGTGTTCTTCCCAATCAATAATTTTGAAAGGGCAGACAACATCGCTACGGCAATAAGTATCTGTATTCAATGCCCACTTCTAAAAGAGTGTAGAGAGTATGCAGATTCACTGCCAGAGGTCTTTGGTGTATGGGGTGGCAAGATGTACGAAGTAAACATGTGGAAGAAAGAGATCACAAGGAAACCAATAGGGAGGGCTTCATAGTGGGCTATGCAGAAGTAATACGAGTAACACCAGAGCAATTAGATCTCTGCGACTCATGCAGTAACCAAGGCATGATCGACTCAGGTCACACTATCTATAGCAACTCAGGTGAGAGGTTGATCTTTATCTGCTTCAATTGCAAAGAAAAGATTCAGCGAGGAGAAGTATGAGCCAAGAGGCAACCGAGTTAAAAAAAGCACTGATCATTGCCAGTGAGTTTATTAAGATCGCTCGTGGATTCAAGGTTGAGTCAGAGCGTGCTAATGGCTTACCGCCAGAGATCACAGAGCATTTAGCAAACGATCATCTTGATCGCGTTCTATCAGAGAACAACATAGAGCCAGAGATGATCATCTGGGGGCTGATGAAGATTATTGAGATTCTTCTTGCCTACACAGACCAATCAGTAGAAGAACTAACTGAGACTATCGATAAATTTGTCGAATACCTAAAGTCACAGGAGACAACCAATGAAGATCAATCTTAGGAGAGTAATCAAGCATGAGCGAATGGCTTACATATACAGACATCGCAAAATTAACGGGTCTAAAGTACGACACGATCTACAGACATCGAAAGCGAAACACCCTTCCAGAGCCAGATCTACAGATCGGCAACAAACCACTCTGGAGCAAGTCAACGATTGATACATGGATAACCAAACGAGAGAGCAAAGGTAACTAACATGGCAACCCGATACGAGATTGACGTTGATGTCATGGTTGATCGCATTCGAGTCAACCTGTTCGATAAGAAGAGCAAAGCGGTAGCAGTAGGTAGTGGCACCACGATCGTAGAAGCATTCACTGATGCCTACGATCTCATCACCACTCAAGTACTGGAGGTATAACTAACTTCTGGGTTCTCTATGTATCTCGATACCCAGACTTTGACTATCGATCTACTGGTGGGTAATGTACTGACCAGTAACAGGCTACGAGGAGGTGGCTATGGCTTATGTAGTGCAACGCGGTAAGCGATTTACCGCCTATTATCGTCTCAACGGCAAACGCCTCTCGGCTGGCACATGGGATTCCTATGCCAAGGCTGAGGCTTCGGCTATGAAGGCTGAGGTTCTGGGCTTCTCAGAGCCTTCTGGGGCTGATTCCAGCCTTGCCACATACTTCACCAAGTGGCTCAAGACGGCTGATCTTATGCCGATCACCAAGAAGCACTATGAATTAACTTTTCGAACATACGTTCTAAATCGCCTAGGCTCTCATGAAGTAACTTCCATTTCGGCCAAACAGATTCGAAAGTTACTTAGTGATCTTAGACTCGAGGGCGTTAAGCCTGCCACGCTGGGACAGATCAAAGCATGCCTAGGGTCAGCCTTCGCCTCTCTCGTGGAGAATGAGGAGATAGCGGTCAATCCCACCCATGGCATCAAGGTCAAGGTCAACCAGCCAGACCTGCACAATGTCCTAGAGCCTGCCGAATTCAAGAAGATACTAAGTAACTTACCTGGCGGAACCGGTTCCGGTGCAAAGTTACTTGCCAAGATGCTCGTTCTTTCTGGTGCTCGCTTTGGTGAGGCTACAGAACTCAGGGTAAAAGACTTCAATTTTAACTCTGGCGAGGTATTTATCCAGAGACGCGTGAGTGAATTGGGCGCAACCTACAACTCTGGCGAGAGATTCAAGGTTATAGATGCCACCAAGTCGGGCAGAAAACGCTCAATAACACTCTCAAAAGCCCTATTACATGAGATTAAAGCGTATGTCCTAGCAAAAGACCTACAAAAAGATGACCTACTCTTCCCAAGGAGCATCGTGTTAACGGCAGGTAAACTAGAACCTTCACGCGAGATCGATACTTCGCAGCCATACGCTGCGGGGGGAAAACGCTTCAAGCATGGAACGCTATACTCCTACACCCATGGTGGCTGTAGATGCCAAGCCTGCAGGGAGGCAGTGCGAAAGCACCGCCAAGCCAAGGCAAGGTCAAAGGTAAAGCAGACCATGACCAACGATAAGAGCCACTTACCGCGTGGAGTCTGGAGAACTACATGGAACCAAGCAATAGCCAAGTCAGGAATTGGCTGGACTCCTAGAACCCATGACCTCCGTCATGCCAACGCCACCCTGTTGTTAAAGAACGGGGTAGACGTACATGAGGTCAAGGAACGTCTAGGTCACCAGTCAATTAAAACAACGGAGAGGTATTTACACCGCCTCCGTCACCAGCAGTCAACGGCAGGAGAACTCGCCAATGACTTTATGGAGTGATGAAACTATGAAAGCAATATCAAAAGCAAGAGTCATGCTGGGAACTATCTCAGCATCGGCAGTAGCACTATCGGTTATGATCGGGTTTTCAGCCCCAGCCATAGCCCCAAGCAACGCACAAGCACTAGAGGCAAAGATGCTCGTCCTCAAGCAGTACGAGAACGTGGCAGTCTTTCAACCTACTCAACTAGTCAGCCTCTTGAAAGCCACAGGTTTTCAAGGACAAGCACTAGAAGATGCTTGGGCGATCGCTATGAAAGAATCACATGGAAATGCGCTTGATTACAATGGCAACATTCATACTGGAGATAACTCGTATGGACTGTTCCAAATCAACATGCTTGGCTCTATGGGCGCAGATAGAAGAGCCTATTATGGTTTAGCGTATAACGCTCAACTGCTAAATCCTGTGAGTAATGCCAAGGTTGCTTATCTTATGAGCAATGGTGGCAAAGATTGGAGTGCATGGAAAGGTCTGCATACTCAAGCCGTAAAGACTTGGTTAGCGCAGTACCCATACAAAGCGACACCTCAGGTACACAAAGCAGTAGCAAAGGCAAAAGTAAAGATCAAGACTGTAGGTCATCAGATCAAAGCAAGTCGCAAGACAAAGCCTAAGAAGAAGTAGGAGCACGAGAGCCCCTCGCAAGAGGGGCATCTCATCACATCGGAGCACACTATGAGTACTAATTGGAATTACCAATACCACGAGTGGAAGAAAAAGCGCCAAGATACAGAGCGCAGAGTTAAGAGTCAGTGGGTGCAACCTGAGTTGCCATACAACACTGTAAGTCCCCACCAGCAATCTGCTCAAGAACAATTTTTTAGTCACGTATCTAAATCCAACAGAATAAGCGATAGAGACTTTCATGATTTATTCTGGAATCATCTTGTGCACGTAGGTTGGCGAATAGATACAGACAGTTGCATAGTACTTACCTGTCTAAAATGTGATCAGTCTCTATTTTCAGTAGACATCAACACAATTGACAAAATGGAACAAACAAAGACTTCTTATTTAAGAAACCCAAAAGAGCACATTAGTCGGCATACATGCAAAGAGGAGGGCAATGATGCAGTGCGGGAATAAAAAAGCCTATCCAACCAAGTACAAGGCAGATAGAGCCTTAGGTATCATTTGGAAGGTAAGCATCAGTACACAATCAACACGAACACGACCTTGTAGGTCATACCAGTGCAGTGAGTGTCATAAGTGGCACTTAACTAGCAGGTACGATGTTGATCTCAAGGTAACGCAAGAAAGCCCTACCAAAAGGTAGGGCTTCTTGTTATTTAATTAACTCGTTAAGTTTATCTAGCCTAAAGCCTGACCACGAGTCGGTCTCAGTGACCACTACAGGTGCAGACCTGTAGCCTTTCTCTTCAATCAACGGCATGATTTCAGGAGAGTCTGCAATCATCTTTGCCTCAAACTCTATGCTCTTCATAGTAAGAAAGCGCTTAGTACTTTCACACTGAGAGCAATTTGGATTACTGTAAACAGTGATCATTGATTATCCTTCACAAGTTTAATCTCACATGCATCAGTAGTGCAGTAAGCCTCACCAATAGCATCAATAGCCATACCAGCATAGACACCAGCGAAGTCGATTGGGAAGAGAGCCTTACAAGCCTCCTCGTACTCTTCCTCTGTGATCTGTGTGTACGGCATTTGTGGGTAGACATCATTCATCATAGGCAAGAATGAGACAGTCTTTAGTTGTCCGTCATACATGTGCAAAGCCGTACCAATAGCAGATGCCTCTGTCTCTGGGTCAAAAGATACAGTGACAGATACAGAGTTATCTGACCAGTATCGTTGAGCCGTAGCAGCAAGAGCCATCTTCTCGTAAATAGATACGTCCTTCTCAGAACGCTTGGCTTCGCTCTTGATTGGGAAGAACACAACAGAAGTTCCCTTTGGATCTTCATTGGCTGGCTCAATACGATAGTTAGCCATAGTAAAGAGAGCAAGCATTGGGTCGTTATTACGGAAGCGGATTGCACGATTGAAGTACTGACCGCCAACAGTCCAGTGAACTCCTGGAGATTCACCTGCGAGGATAGAGACTGTGCCTGATGGCTTTACAGTTGTAGTCTTAATTGACTCACGAATACCAAGCCATTCAGAGTAAGACTTGTCATAGCCCTGAATAACTTTGTAGCCCTCGTCCATCCATGAACGAAGAACTGGCAAGCCCTTGTTATCTGCAAAGTTAGCAACGCCAGAGATCGATGTACCGATACGGCGATTGCGTTGCATGATTGCGTTGGTCTCTTCCCAGTGGGTAGGGAGAAGAGTGACAGTCTTTGCATAGAGGTAAGCAAACTTAAGAGTGCGCTTGAAGTCCTCAAGATCGGTATGACGATTGAGGTATGTCTCAACCAAAGTACAGCACTCATAAGACTCAAGAGATTGTTCGGCGCATGGGTTATAGCCTGAGATGCGCCAGTCTTTGTTGTTCTCTGGATCTGCAAGTCGTCCATACTTACGAGAGACATCCATCCAGATAACTCCAGGCTCTCCGTTACGGGAAATTCCCTCGATGATAGGGGAAAGATCCTGACCTACTGATACTTCTACAGAGTTGTTGGACATCCAGCCATAGGCAGCACGCTCTGGATACATCTCATAGTTCTTAAGGTTCAAGAACTTCTCATCATCAATACGACCCATAAGAAGTTCTGCAGAACGGCGAACGTTTCCAGAGACTACGCATACACCGATGCGGTTACCGATATCTGCAATATCCGTGCGAGTAAGTAACTCACCAGCACGGCCCGCAAACATAGAAGTTACTTCTTTGTGGAACTCGATGAGGGAGTCGGGGCCAGCCGCAGTTCCGCCAAATGTCTTGATCGGCTCTCCTGCTGGTCGGATTTGGCTGTAGTCAAAGACAGGCCTCTTCTGATCTGGCTTAAGGAAGGAATTGATGAGGGCGGCTGATGACTCGACCCAGCCCTCGCGTGTGTCGGGAATGATGTAGTCGTATTCGCCTTGTGGCTCATAGATTGTGAACTCCTTATCTGCGCCCTTATCATCGAAGCCAACGCCCACACCGAGCATTGAGGCTTCCATAAGAAAGGCAAATGGTTTTGCTGGATCTGTCTTTGTCATCGAACCTGTCGAGACAAAGGCGCAGTTCTGCAACGCTGCAGAGTTACGTTGTTCGTTAACAATAGGTGTACCCATAACCCAGAGACCACGTCCTGGAGGTGTCCACTTCAATTCAAATAGGCGATCGAACGCTTCCTTAGCCGAGGCTGCAGCCTTGGCATCAGACCATGGCAGGCGGTTTAACTTGGCGTGATCTTTTTGAAGGGAGTACATGCCATTGATGACTCGCTCGCATACATCTACCCATGTCTCCTTCGTACCATCTGCCTTGAGGCGTGAATAGGTGCGGAGATAGGTGATCTCACCGACTGAATTTCCTGCAGCATCTTGGTAGCCAAATGGCGCCTTCTTCGTCCTGTACGGAGCGATGAAGTCGTCAGCCAACTTGAATGAAAATAACGACATTGATATACCCTATTTCTTTACTTGTATAAATACCCTGAACTTTTGGGGCTCTAATTGTGAGGCAACGAAACATACCATGCACCTGTTAAGAAGCAAGTTTGACAAGTGCTGGGACAAAAGGGTAAACGACTACCCAGTTTCATACCTGTTAGTATGCTGTTATCAGATACTACTAATCTTCGATAGATGACTGAATAATCTTCGTGACTGACTCTTCCTTGAGAGTTTCAGGTAGTTCACGAAGTGCTTGAGCCCTATCTCCGAAGATTGCGGACAGCACTCCACCAGAAGATTGACGGCTTGCAGTGATCTGAATGAACTCTTTATTCTGATCCATCTCGTTGACATTGCCAACCAACTTGAGTAGTCGATCGATCTCTTGCGAGAGATTTGGATCTGCGTATCCACCATTCATTTCTTCAGCAAAACGCATAAAAGCCACTCTTTGCCCCTGCATTTC